CTAAATTTGCCATAGTTATCAATCAATGCTGTCCATAATACATTATCGTCCTGAGTAACAGATGCGTCTAACGTTCCTTCAGCAGAATCAACACTTTTACCTCTTAATAACTGTAACTGATTACCAATAAGAACAACCTGATATCCAAATGGTGTAATTTTTTGTCTTGTTCCTAATAATAAATCATTATTAATTAAAGCTTCATTAGCATCGCCGTTAGCATCAAAAATACTAGCAATAACTTTTTGAACAACGCCAAGTTTTTTAACTTTAGCTGGAGGACTAATCCAAATTGGAAGTTCAAATGTTAGTGTAGCAATATCAATATTATCGTCGGTACCTACAGGAATTGATCTTGACGACCAGTTTACATCACCTAATTCAACAACAGTTAAACTAGCCCAATCAATATAATTATCTGTTGATTGTATTTCCATACTTGGATTAAACAATGCTAACAATTGTTCTAGTAGCTGTAACTTCATTGTTGTATTTGAGGTCCAGCAATCTAACTGTATGCTTAAATTATAAGGTACTGGCATTACTCTTTCTACAGTAAATGCGTTGCCCTGTGTTTGTTCAAACGATTGTGAATCTTCATCCCAAGTTCTTTGTTTAAATGATTTTTTATCAACAAAGTATGGTTCTTGTACACGCTCACGAGCATATTTTAACTCAGTTACGTGGAAAGTCATCATTGGTACGTTAGGTAGTTTGTTTCTAGAATTGTCTGCTATTATAGTTGCCGCCTGTCTACTAGCATCACCATATCTGATAGGTACTCTGGTTAATGTTGGTGCTCCTGAATCATCTCTGCCATACTCAACTTGAAAGTTTGAAAACATTCGTGTGAATTGTAATAAGAAACGTCTTATTTGATCATCGTAAAAGAAGGAATTGAGGTTGCTTGGCATTATATTTGTCCTTTAGTCTGTAAAGATTTTCTTATTTTTTCTGGTCTATTATTTACTTCTTTCATTCTTTTTCTTTGCTCTGCTTTCATTTCTTCTGTCCACTTTTTATTTGGTTTACCTTTGCCTGGATGCCTTTTACCTAACATAGCACCACCATCTCTTCTTTTCTATCCACCAATCTCATTGTTTGCGTGTCTTGCCTTGTGTACTTGTCGCATCTTTTCAATGCTTTCTTTACTGTGTGTCTTATTATTACCTGCTTCTCTATTATTATATACTGGTCCGAGCTGTCTATACTCGTTTAGGTAATATTTTTCTTTTTCATTTAGCTCGTCAATGTCTTTAGCTGAGCTATCAATAACACGCCATTCAAAGTTCTCAATACTATACTTCCTAATACTGTTAGATAAGTGACTTAACTTACCTGCTCTTGCGTGTGCTTGGTGATCATACCAACGACTTTTAGCATTCTTTTGTATAGTTTGCCCAACATATACATTATTGTTTAGTTTATTAGTGATAGTGTAGATGTACATTAGTTATCCTTGGTAGGTTTAAGTACATCGCTGAGACTTTGCCTACTTGGTATGTTGCCACGATCACTAGTTCCAATAACAGAATCATTATTGAAGAATGAACTTTGTTGTGAGGTATTCTGTGATCCTGGAGTTAATTCAGTTCTTACATTATCTTCTACTTTCACCCATCTTGCTCCATCATATCTAAATAGTCTGTTTGGAAAGAAATCCAATCGTAGTGCATAAGCACCCACGTCTGGATTAGCTGGAAAACTAACACCAGGTGTAACTGGTAATCCATTTGGCGGAACATCGTTGCCTGTCATGTAACCTACTAGGTAACCATCAACATTAGGAGTTACTCCAGGTACACTTACGCCATCAGCAGTTACATCTGCTGGGTTTGCTGGTTCTCCGTCAACAGTGGCTGTAACATAAAACGCTGTATTGTCGTAACCACTTTTAGGAACTTCTGCTTCTGCTTGTGTTACAATAGCATCGTTGATTTCTAAATTTTTATTTTTAGTTGATAAAAAATCTTCTAATGTGCCTGCAGATGGATTGTCAGCATCCATTGGTTTATCAAGAATGTCATTGAATTCTTGACTAGCTGTCAATGGAGTTACTTTAACACGCCATAAGTGAGGTAACCATGTTTGTGAGAAACCTTCTGACGCAAAACTTGCATCTTGTATTACATAATATTTAGGTAGTGCTTTAGGTCCGCTTGTGTCTAGTGGATGATAATCTTTTAAATTAGGAACTTCAATAACATCACCGTTCATTAGTTTACGACCAAATGTGTCAATCATATCATTATAGTGGAAAGTTATGAATAGTGTATCACCGTTTAAGAATAAACCAAATTGACTTAAATCAAAGTCAATGTCTTGAACGTTATATACACCTCGCATGACATATATGTCATCATCATATTCGCGATCTCTATTTTCTAAAAATAATAAATCTTCTATAAACAGTGGATTAGATTCGTCATAGGTAGGTTTTGTTGCGTCTCCGCCCTCGTGTCCTTCTCGACTTGAGCTGTCACCGACTACTTTGGGACCTAAGTATTTGTGTACAAAGATATCTATTCCACCCACAGTATACATCTCGTGGATAGTCTTATCTAAAAACTTATAGTCATTGGTTTTTGTTGGTCTGTAATTACTAAGTCTTGGCATTTGCTATTCCTATTATCCTAGTATTTATCGAACCTTTTGGTTGACCATAAAATACAAAACACATATAATAGCTTGACTAGTTAAAATAAAGGCAGTAAAGTTCATTAAATGTTGCAAATAGACACATCGGAAGATTGGCCAATGGTAGAGACAGAATTACTAGAATCTACCAAAAATCTATCATTTACCATACAAAAAGACTTAGAAAAGATAAACAAAAATATCTGTAGTTTAATTTCTGAGTTAAGTAAAGCAGAAATTGATTGTAGAAGAAAGAAAAAAGCAACAAGAAAGTTTATAGAGATACGAGAAGAATGTAACTCTTTAATTGCAGAATATCAAAAAATGATTTTAATGGGACAATTACTTTGAAATTTAAAGAACTTAAAGTAGGAATTGAAGATCGTAAAGCTAAAGGCGATGAACCAAAATTTACTACTCAGCCAAAGCCTGAAGAACGTCGACTAAACATGATGGCCGCATACAACTGGTATGGATATGTCTGCGACAAAAAACAAGCTAAAAAATGGATAGCACAATGGCTTGTTACTAACAAGCACGACAAATTAGCTAAACAGTTTATGGCAATAAAAGATACGTGGATACCTACAACAGCAGGCTGGTTAGCTAGAATGCAAGAAACTGGACTAGAGTTAATAGACAAAGAGAAAGAGTATATATACACATCTGGAAAAAATGCAGTAGAACAAAACACAAGAACAATGAGTAAAGATGATGAAGAGAATAAAGATAAGCCAAAAGCAAACAGACCTAACATACAAGAAATTATGATTGAGCGAGCTCATTTAGCTGGAGGTGATATTGACGGAGTGTGGGATGAATATATAAGTGGTGATATCAAAGCAGGAGACAAACCTAAAATACAACAGTTCTTAGCTGAGAGAAATATACTTGCTCAACACGTCAGTATCATAAAAGACCATTGGATAAAGCAACAAAACGAATTGCAAGAGTCTGTAGCAGGTACAGACGCTGATTTAAGCGAAGGATATAGTTGTTATACCAAGACCCAGCAAAAGAATATGATCAAGTACTGTGCGGCGATTATAGCAGAATTAGACGCATATCATCAAAGTAAGAAGGCTAAGACTGGCGTTAGAAAGAAAAAACCGGTACCACCAGAGAAGCAGGTAAGAAAATTAAAACTGCTAAGAAAGTTTGAAGAGTTTAAATTAGAAACTGTAGAACCTACTAAAATTCTTAAGTCAAGTGAGATGTGGGTTTACAATACTAAAAATCGTAAACTACAATACTACGTTGCTGATGAGTATGCTAAAATGTTTACTGTTAAAGGTACAAGTATTTTAGGATTTGATACTAACAAGTCAGCACAAAAGACGTTGCGTAAGCCACAAGAAGTTCTTAAAGAACTTAGGATGTCGGGCAAGCCAGATAGTCGTAAACTGTTTGACAAATTAAAAACAACATCTACAGCAGTCAACGGCCGATTCAACGAAAACTTAATTATCATTAAAGCGACCTAATCATTATTCTCCGATAAATAGTTGTAACGGAGAAACCAATGGCAGATTTAACTATATTAAAACAAGAAGTATTTGACTATGTTGCAAATCGTTTAGGCGAAGGCATAGTTGATCTTGAACTTGACCCAGTTCATTACGAAACTGCATATGATAGAGCAGTTAACACATATAGAACAAGAGCACAAAATGCCTATGAAGAATCATATTCGTTGCTGAGTTTAGTTGAGAATCAAAATACTTACATACTACCTCAAGAAGTACATTCAGTCAGACAGATCTTTAGACGTACAATGGGAGATTCAACAGGACCATATTCATCAAGTTTTGATCCTTTCTCTTCAGCTACATTAAATGTTTACCTGCTAAATTATTCAAATGCTGGCGGATTAGCTACATTTGATATGTATACACAATACGTTGAACAAGCCATGCGTATGTTTGGCGGCTTTATGAACTACAACTTTGCTCCAGTAACTAAACAATTAACACTGATGCGTGATCCTAAAGCTTCAGGTGAACAAGTATTATTATGGACATATAATCTTAAACCAGAAGTTATTTTACTACAAGATTTAGCAATAAAACAATGGATTAGAGATTATACATATGCTGGCGGTAAAATGATCATTGGTGAAGCAAGAGAAAAATTTGCCACTATTGCAGGACCTGGCGGTGGCGGCCCATTGAACGGATCAGCAATTAAACAAGAAGCACAAGCAGAAATGGACAAACTAATTGTTGATTTACAAACATTTGTTGATCACTCAGAACCGTTAAGTTGGGTAATTGGTTAATGAAAATTAACGAAATTTTAACTGAAGGTATGGTATTTGCTCGAGGTGGTGCAGGTGGACCAGGCGGAGCAGGAAAAGTTAAAATGAAATGGCGTTGTGAAACAGGTGCCCGTGCTGGACGTATAGTTAGTTCACCACAGCAATGCGGTGCGGCAATTGATACTAAAAAACGTGCGG